CAACCTACGGGTTGGGTCGCGCGGCGCAGGACGCCGTCTTCGACCTCAACGGCGAGCGCCGGCCCGAGCGCGAAGGCAAGGAACCCAGCAATGACTGATCGCCCGATGCCCAAGATGCCCAAGTTGCAGCGGTTGGCCAAGTGGCGTGTGCTGCTCACCGGCTGGCAGCTGGGCACCCGGCCCAAGGGAGATCCAGAGGGCGATGCGGTCCGCGATCACCGCGAGGCAACGCTCATGCTGCGAGCCGACGTGAATGCCCTCACTGCGCTGCTCCTGGCAAAGGGCGTCTGTACCTTGGATGAGTTCACGGCCACCCTGGAGGACGAGGCTGATCTGCTCTGCGCGAGTTACGAGGCCAGGTTCCCCGGCGTCCGAGCTGACGACGATGGCTTGGTCATTGACGCGCGGGCACAGAGCTGGATGAAGGGCTGGAAGCCCTAGCTCTTGTCGAGGATGCCGGGGCATAGCCACCCGGTCAGCGCGTAGATCCAGATGGCCATCACGTAGCTGGTAGCGATTGCTCCGAGGACCAATCGCTCCATGACCGGCTAGCGAATCTGGCTGAGCGTGCGCTGGAGCTCGTGCACTACTCGTTTGGCGCAGCTGGCTGTTCGGGTCGAGCTGGACTTCATGGCTGCCACTGAGGCTTCTTCATGCCGGTCAGTGGTGGCGTTGTCCCTCTCGTCTACAGCTGAGCTTGCAGGCACGGGTAGTCCTCCGACGCGGTCCAGGGTGCACGGGTCTCGCTTGCTGCTGTTATCGGTAGCTGAGCCTGTCCTACCGAGCTGGTAAGAGGCGTCCGGTCGCTACCAAGTAGTGCAGGCGGGCTCGCTCGGTCTCCTGACGCAGCTCAAAGATGGCCTGCCGGTAGCAGGCGCCCAGGAAGTTGCTTTCGTCCTTGCGGAAACTGGCGTCCATTGATGGGGAGATGTGCCGGTCCGAGTCCATGGAAGTCTCCATCCTGGGTCGCTACCCGCAACGAGGAACTCGTAACGAAGATGCGGGCCAGTGTTTGCTTTCTTGGCGCATCTCACGCGCCAGAAATGCAGCGTCAGATCGAACTGGAGCGCTGCCGACATCTGAGCCATGACCACGCCGATGCAGCCGCCACAGGCGCTGGACCCGGTCACGGCGCCGGTTGGCTTCGACACGACGGTGCCGGCCACCCAGCTGATAACGCTCGTTCCCGCCTTGAAGCGTGAGTTGGCTGTTCCCGGCGAGTTTCCCACCACGTTCCCGAACACCCAGGATTCCGACCTCGCCGGCAGCCTCGCTGACTCCTTCGCGCAGGCCCAGCTGGACGGGTTCTTCTCCAAGCAGGTGGTCGATCCGGTCGCGTTGACGGTGAATCCTGGCCTGTCTTCGGGCGGTGGCGCGCTGATCATCATCTACGCCTCGGAGCGCATGATCCGCTCTCAACTGCGCGCGCTGAAGACCACGGTGAAGTACGAAGCCGCTGGCGTGATCTACGAGACGCAGCAGTCAGCCAACGTGCTGACCGAGCAGCTCAAGGAGTTCTCCGTACGGCGACTGAGATTGCTGTCGCTGATTTTGCGCCAGGCTCGTTCGGCTCGTGCGGTGTACGTCACGGACGGGTATCTCACGCGGTCCCAGGGCTATTACCCGCTCAACTACTACGGCGAGTTCGGCAGCTTCTATGGCAGTGAGCTGCTTGGCTTCGCGCCGGGTGCGCTGCTGGGTGGGTACTGAGAGGTAGGCCATGGCGTCTAACCCAGCGATCACCGGATTTGATGAAAACGCTGTTCGTACCGGCCTTCGACTGGCAATGGCCGTTGGCGCGCCTGCGAATGCTGCTGATCAGCCAGTGTTCTTCATGCCGCAGCCCTCAGTCACTAGCGGTGGTCCAGCCGATCAGGAGGGCGTGCCTTTTTCTCCCACGTCGCGGATCGTGCACCCGCCGCGCCCAAAGGTGAGCAACATCCCGTGCGCCATCGAGTATCGGGACAGCGAGGGTGCGCTGAGCAACTTCGGCGTGATCGTTCCCAGCAGGGTGGTGCTCACCTTGCTGGACCAGGACTACGCGGCGGTCAAGGGGTTCGACTACGTGGTCATCGGCGGCACCAAATTCAACTACCGAAGGACCGAGACACCCAAGGGCTTGGTCAGCGTCGGGCTGTACCGCGTGCACTGCACTTCGGAGGATGAGGGCTGATGACGATTCCGGTGCAGCCGCCGAACTACGTCCGGGGCCAGGAACGGCTTGTCTACCAGACGGTCTATGACTACCTGTTCGCCCAGATGACGGCGCTGGGCTGGTTCAGCACGCCGGCTCCGTTCAATGCGGCCAGCCCGATCTCGCAGATCCTGGAGTACGTCCCGCAGAAGGACCAGGCGCTGGCGCCGAACACCATCGCCTTCACGACCGGCCACGAGCTGCCTGACAAGGAGCAGGAGCTGGGCGCCTCGGGTGGTGGTCTGTGGCAGACCGACCACATCTTCTTCATCGACATCTACGGGGAGTCGCAGGGCATCGCCAAGCAGCTCTCCAGCGACATCAAGGCGATCCTGACCGGCCGGCTGCCGGGGACTAACCGGTTCCAGCACGTCACCGACTACACGGCGACCTCGGGGACCTCGGGCTTCCCGTCCGTCGCCGGCCATCTCATCCATTTCACTGACGTCGAGGTCGAGACGCCGGTCAACCAGGACAGCAAGCGGAACTGGCGCGTGGTGAAGGTCACCGTCGAGCACCAGTACCAGGCGCTTGAGTACGAATACGGGGTGTTCTGATGGCCGACTTCGTCAAGGACATGGCGATCCGTCAGCGCCGGCGATTGGTCGCCGCGATGATGGAGCACTTCGAGCGCAAGATCTACGGCCAGCTGCCTCTGGATACCCGATCCGAGATCTCCCAGGAGTTCCGGGCCAAGGTCATGGCAGCGGTCGGCCAGTACCACGACGTCGTGCTGGACCTGCTGGGTGTCGGGGTGGCCGAGGGCACGGTGTTCAACCAGGAAGCCTTCGAGCTGCTCCAGTCGATTCATGCTCAGGTGACCAGTGGCAGCTAACGAGCGCCGGCTACCAGGCAAGGCCGGGAACTTCGGTGGCACCGGCCACCTGGGCTTCGCGGTGGGCGACCCGACCTACCTGGAGTCCTCCGAGTCGGGGGTGGCCTCCTACTTCCGTTCGATCGAGTACGGCACGCAGGGCTTCGCAGAGCGCCCGCTCGGTGGCCTGTTCGGTGACCGTGGTGGGCCGCGCGGTGGGCTGATCGAGGGCAACCTGTCCACCTTCGGCAGCGGTGCCGGCCAGAAGTTCGTCCCGTTCAACCGGTCCGGTGAGATCGGCCAGGAGGGCGCCATCAAGGCGCTGGGCTATCTGGTGGCTCATCACGAGATCAGCTTCGCGGCCTATCGGGCGCTGCTCAAGCGGGTCAAGGAGGGGGCGACCACCGGTCCCACCTTCAGCGCCACGCACAAGGAGATCGCCCCGATGAACGCCTATCAGCGGGCCTCGGACGCGTTCTCTCCGTTGCAGCGTGAGCAGGACGCGCTGCGCGAGGTCTTCGGTCGACTGACCATCGACGGCAAGCTGGTGTTCGGCCAGGGGAAGGGCCGGCGCCAGCCGCCCACCGGTGAGCGCACCAAGCGATTTGTCGGCCGCACCGGGTTCATCGGCGGTTTTGCCAGCTCTCAATTTGCGCTGTCGTTTGCCAAGATCGACCAGTCTCTCCAGCTGGAGCTGACCCAGGCGAACCGGGAATTGGCGCTGGCGCTCGCGGCCGAGGTTGCCGACACCATCGAGAAGTCCATCAAGAGGCCGGGGACGTCCACCGGCAAGCTCGTGAGCGCCACGTTGCAACCCGAGAATCGCTTTCCGAGCTAGTAGCTGCCAACGTGCGTTCTCGTCAGTTCCGCCGAGACCGCCGCCGACATCCTCACCAAGGAGGTAGACCATGGCGATCAAGGCTGGCCAGATTGTCCACGTCGGCAACGACACCGTCGTTATCGACCGCATCCAGACGGGTGGGCCGGGACAACTCAACGTCCCCGTCGAGACGATCTTCGAGCTTGGTAACTACAAGAGCGTCGGCCAGATCCGGGACATCCCTGACCTGTCCTTCACGCTGGAGTCCTACGACGTCTCCACCGACCTGGAGGCGCTGCTGTTGGGCCTGGCCCCGGCCAGCGTCACGCCGAGCCAGCTGCTTGACCCGGCCACCAACAAGCCGCTGGACATGCGCTCCATGTTCAAGGCAGGGCAGTCCGCGAGTAACCCCTTCGCCGTGGTCGATTCGGTTGGCCTGCCGTTCCTATTCCTGGAGCAGTTGAACTACCGCTTCGGTCTGAAGGACGACGCGCGCCAGACGGCCACCCTGCGCGGGGACTCGATCTATTACAACCCCGGCACCACGTACGTCGAGGTCACGCCGGGAACGGGCGTTTCCGGCCAGAACGTGCCGACCGCGAACCCGGCTTACGGGGTCACCGAGGGTGGCGTGTTCCGGCGCGTGCTCAACGTGGCCGTGGGCAACAAGCGGATGACCTTCGGGGTCGACTACACCGAGACCTACGGTGCGACGCTCTCCGGTGGTCCTGCGACCTCGGGTGCGGCCGTCACCACGGTGGTCCTGACGAACCCGACGCCGCCTGGCGCCAACGTGCGGATCATGTACTCCTCGCCCACGGCTGGGAACTACCCGCAGAACAGCAACGCCCCGGTGGCGGTGAAGCCGGCCGCGATCCGTGGTCGAGACATCAACATCTACCTGGGTGGCTATACGCCAGGCTCTCCGTATCTCAACCGTGTGGCCGGCGTACAGGCGTGCACGGCCGACTGGAAGGTCACCCTCCAGAAGGACGAGGAGTTCGGCAACTACCACTTCGTCATCCAGGATTTCGAGGTCCCGCAGGTCAGCGGCACCGTCCAGGTCAAGCCGGTCGATGCACCGACACTGATCGCGTTGATGCAGAAGATCAGCGGTACGGCAGACGTCAACCAGTCCTCGCCCGCATCGGCCGCGCCGCCAATGCAGCTGGACATCGTGCTGACCAACCCGCTGACCGGCGTCACCCTCAAGCACATCTCGATCCCGGACGCGCGGTTCACGATGCCTGGCTTCAGCGGCCGGGTGCAGCAGAAGCTCGACGTGACCATGAACTGGGCTTCGGACACCGGCTCGATGGCGATCAGCAAGACCTGATCCACCTGATCCATCTGGTAGTGCACGCAAGGGAACGGGACGGACGAACGGCCAGGCCCCAGTAATTGGGTGCCTGGCCGTTGCCCTACCTCTATTCGGAGGATGGGCTGGAACTGGAGGAGGAACCATGGGATTGGCTGACCTGAAGCGGATCACGGACCTGTTCGTGGAGGGCACCGAGCTGGTGCTCAAGGATGATCCAAGCGATCCGGTGCTGTTGTGGATCAACAAGCTCAACTCATTCGAGGTCGAAGAGGCTCGGCGCGATGGTGGCGCCGGCCGCAGCCGGCTGATGCTGGCGCTCCAGGAGGAATCGAGCCCGGATCGGATCTTGTTCGACGGGGAGGTCAAGACCTTCGATGAGGCGAAACTCCGCGAGGCGCTCCTCAACGTCACAGCCAACGACCGCTTCGTCGCAGCGGTCGAGCAGGTTCGCAATGATGCTGATTGGGCTGAACGCCTGGACATCATCCACCGTGTCGAACCGGCCGAGGAGATCTCGGACGAAGAGAAAGAGATCCTGAACAAGATCAACAAGCAGTATCTCGATGAGGTTCAGGCGCGGATGGATCTCAAGCGCCAGCAGGAGGAAGCCGACCTGCGAGGACTGGATCTGGTCAGCCTGCGGGACAAGTTCACCGAGAGCTGGCGCGAGCAGCGCGGCATGAATGCGTTCACCCGCGAGTACAACAAGAGCCAGCTGTTCTTCGCCACGCGGGTCTGCTCAGCCAAGACGCGAACGGCCGTTGGCGGCTGGGACCATAGCGGATGCGATCACCGCCAGCGGGCCATGAACAGCCGGAACGAAGTCGCCCAGTTGCCCGATGGTCTTCTGCAACAGCTGGTGACCACCCATGAGAGCGTCCAGATCGGTCGCAATGATGCCCGTTTCTCGGCCGCGCTGGCGAGTTCCTCCGAGTCGTCAGCGCAGCCGAACGTGGAGGTGGAGTCAACGCCCTCTACCCCGCAGGAGATGTCACCAGAGCCGGCCACGACCTGATCACTGCAATTACCGAGGCCATGCAGATCCTCGGCTTCTGGCAGCTGACCGAGAAGGACCAGCCGCCCGAGGAGTACTACGGGGACGACGAAATGATCAAGGAGTGGTTCGACTCGGTAAAGGCCCGGTACTCAGAGGGATCTGGGTCTGAGCCGATGGAAACAGTGCCCCAGACGCAGAACGAATTGACCAAGGAGTTGCTCGGGTGACCAGCCCAGGTGGTGGCGAGGAGCAGTTCCTTATCGGTGTCGGGGTCGACCTCTCGGGGCTGGCTGACCTCGACACCGTCAACCCGGTGGTGCAGCGCGTCGTCACTCAGGTCCAGGAGACGCTGCGCCAGCTGGCCTCCACTGACCCGTTCGCCGGCTTCCGGGAGACCGGAAAGGTCGAGCAGTCCTTCTCTGGGGTCTTGGCTCGGGTCAACGAGCTGAAGCTCGGTCTCGAACAGCTTGCGGCTTCGTCCAACCAGCTCCAGAAGTTCGGTGGCCAGTTCGCCATTGACCCTGCGGCGCTGGAGAACCTCAAGGCGATGCGCCTTGAGGCCGAGAAGATCCAGGCGCTCAGCAAGGAGGCGATCAGCAGTCCCGGTGGCCGGGTGGTCGCCTCGGCCGCGCAGAACAACCCCGGCTTCAACGAGGCCAGCGCGCGCCAGCTCCTGAGTGGGCTCGGCTACTCGGTCTCTGAGCAGCGCTCGGGTGTTCAGGAGGTCTTCGCCCAGCCGACCGGATCGAGCCGGCTGGAGCAGCAGCTCAACGCGCTGAAGGCCGGCCAGCAGTCGACAACGCCCGTTGCCGGGGGGGATGCGACCGCACAGGATGCGCAGGCCGCGCGGCTGCGCGAGTTGACCCAGGGCACGTCGGCGCAAGCGTTGGCCAACCTGCGGCTGGAGCAGGCGAACGCGGCCCTGGAGCGCTCCGGTGGCTCGCTCGACGCCGAGCAGATCAAGGAGCTGCGCACCTACGAGCAGTTGCTCAGTGCGGTGCAGGCTCAGATCCGGGCCAAGGAGCAGCTAGCCAAGGCCAATGAGGCGGCGGTCGGGGGCGGCGGGGGCGGCGGATTCTTCGCTGGGCTGGGCGCCGGCATTACCGGTGGCGGCAGCGGCGGGGACAGTTCGTTCGACATCGGTAAGCAGCTCGGTGACGTCAGCCGCTACATCATCTACTACCAGGCGTTCCGTGAGATCCAGACCGCGATCAAGGACGCGATCGACCAGACAGTCCAGTTCGAGCGGGAGGTCACCAACCTCCAGACCTACCTCGGGGGCAGCCGGGATGCCGCGCGCGACCTGGCGACCAACCTGGGCGACGTCGCGGTGGCCGGGGGCGCCAGCCCGACTCAGGGTGTCGCGTTCGGCACCCAGTTCGCCCGCACCTTCCAGGGACAGGCCGATCCCAATACCCTGCTGACCCAGGGAGCCCAGACCGGCACCCTGTTGCAGACGCTGACCGGGGCCGATGGTTCCAAGGGGCTGGAGGACGCCACAGCGGCCGTCAACGCCTTCGGTCTGAGCTACTCCAGCACTCAGCGGATCATCGACGCGGCTACGACAGCAGCCCAGAAGAACGGCTTCGCCAACGCCAGTGCGATCCTGCCGGGTCTTGGCCAGATCGGTGACCTGGCCAAGATCTCCGGGTTCACGCCGGAACAGACTTCCCAAGCTCTCGGGGACATCCAGCGGCGTACCGGCGAGACCTCTGATGCTGCGGCCGGCGAGTTGCGGCGCTTCTTCGGCCGGGAAGGCAACAGCGCTTTCCAGCAGGTGTTCTCCCGCGAGGGCATCAACACCGCGCTGCCGTTCAACCAAGAGCTGTCCCAGCTGGCGCCGAAGTTCCCGACGCTGTCGACCTCTGAACAGAACACCATCATTGGCCAGTTCGGTGGTGGCCGCGCGGGTGCCGCTGCGGTCGCACTGCTCCAGGACTACAACAACGGAATCAAGCAGGCCGGTGAAAACACCACGACGGCCGGCGTTGCCCAGCAGCAGTACGCGCAGCGATTGGAGGACATTGCCGGCGTCCTGTCCAAGATCCGAGCCGAGGCCCAGAACCTCGCTAAGGATCTGGGTGAATCCGGGCTGGGCGCCGGATTCGGCATCTTGCTGCACGCCGCAGAGCCGGTGCTCAAGACGCTGGATGACGTCTTCCAGCTGGTCAACTCGGCCACTGGCGGTAACGGTGCTGTCCGCACCATTCGGGACCTGACCGTTGGCGTGGTCGAGCTGGGTGCGGCCATCGCGCTGATCCAGAAGTTCAACGTCGGCGGGGCGGTGGCTGACAAGGTCGGTGGCCTACTCGGCAAGACGGGGAGTGCGCTCGACGGTCGGCCGGCCGCAGCCGGCGTAAGCGCCGAAGCGGGTGCGGCGACCAATGAGGCGTTGGCTGCGTCGGCCAAGGCCAGTGCGGTGGCGCTCGATGAGTTGGCGCTGTCCACCAAGGCCATGACCGTCGAGACCGACGCGCTGACGGTCTCCAAGACGGCCGAGCAGCTGATCACCGATGCTGAGGTCATCAGCAAGACGGCTGATGTCGCGGCCACCGATGCCGAGGTCATTTCCAAAATCGCGGACCGGCTGGCCACCATCGCAGGTGCCGGCGCGAAACTTGCCTCTGGCGTAGGCAGTTTCGTTACCGCCCCGTTAAGCCCTCTCACTGCCGGCATCGCCGGGGCGGTGGGAACGGGCGTTATCGTGGACCAGCTGTACAGCGCCACCAAGGCGCAGCGTTCCGCGACGGCGGCTGGCGACGCACTCGACATCGCTCCCGGTGACAGTGCAGCAGGGCTTCAGGATCAGGCCACCAAGCTGCGGCAGGCGGCGACAGCATCCCGGCAGTCCAGTGGTGGGTTCTTTGGCTCGATCGAGAATGGCGTCACCAACGCCTACAACTCGATCAATGGATTCTTCGGTCAGTCCAACCTCGCCAGCACTACGGGGGCATCGGCCGGTCGGGATGAGCGGCTGGCCACCATCTCTGATGCTGAGGCCAAGCGGATCAATGACGCGACGGCGGCTGCGGCCGCATCACAGACCGGCGCGGCTGCCAGCATCAACCTGTCTGGTCAGGCTGGGATCACCGACAGCCTGAAGAACCTGAAGAACCAGGGCCTCGATTCGGGTCAGCAGATTGATGCACTCATTGCCAAGCTCAACAACTTTGCTACAGCCGCAGCTGGTGCCGGCAACATCCTCGCTGCCGGCCAGTCTCAGATCGTCGCGGCCCAGATTGGTGCGGTAGCCACTAACAGCTTGCTATCCGGGGCGCAGATCGACCTCCAGGCGAAGGCCGCTGGAGCGAATGGCATCAGCGGTGCGCAGGCTGGTGGTGCGGCCCAGTTCTTGAAGCTCGGGGCGCAGGGCGGCATCGACCTCGGTCAGGTCGTCACGGATGCCTCGAACCAATTCTTCGGCAGCCAGGGCCTCGACGCGGGCGGCGCGATCTCGCCTGACCAGCAAGCGCAGCTCACCCAGCAGGCCACCGATGCGGCTATCAAGCAGTTCGCCAGCAGCAAGGGTGTTAGTAAGGGGGATGTCGCTGGCTTCTCCCCGGAGATTCAGCAGGCCGTCAAGAACGCGGTCTCCACATCTATCGCTGCGGCCAATGCCTTCGCTGGCCAGACACTCAACCCCGGCCAGGTCGGGCAGGTTGTCACCGCACTGCCGACGCTGCTCAGCGGGGTCGAGACCGAGGCGACCTCAGCGGCGTCCCTGTCGGGCCAGGACGGCTCGTTGGTGGGCATCCAGGCGGCGCTGGCCAAGGGGCGCGCGGCGTTGTCGGCCATCCAGGGCAGTAGCGGTTCGAGCCAGGACGTCGCACAGGTCACCGACCTGCTCAACCAGCTCCAGCTCAAGGAGCAGGCGGCGGTCATCGCGCGTATCGACGCGCTGGGCAAGCTGGCCGAGTCCACCATCTCGCCGTTCGATGCCAGCGGCCGGATCGGTGCCCAGATCAGCACCGCACAGCAGGCGCTCTCCCAGGCGACCGACGAGGTCACCCGCGCGCAGCTCCAGTCACAGATCAACGATCTCCAGTTCCAGCAGGCAGCGCAGGCGGTCTCGGATGCCAACGCCGCGCGGGATGCCACGGTCGGGCCGGGACAGGCGGTCGGCAAGGCGACAGCGGCCTACCAGGACGCGGTTACCAAGCTCAACGCGATCGTCGGCCAGGGCATCACCAGCGGCCAGGCATACAGCGATGCGGTGAAGGCGGTCAACGACGCCAGCCAGTCCGCGTTGGACGCCCAGGTGGCCCAGGTCAACGCGATTGCTGGTTCCCAGGTGGACCCACGCAACGCCGTTGCGGTGGCCGCACAGAAGCTCCAGGCCGCTGCGACAGTGCTGGCTAACACGCCGAAGTTCGACTCGAATGGCAACCTCACGACCGCGTTCGCTGCGGCCCAGGCCAACGTCAACCAGCTCTCGGTGGCCAGCGTGGACGCGCAGGTGGCGCAGATCAACGCGCAGAACGACGCGGGCGCACGGGCCGGCGATCCAGTCAGCCAGGCCAGCGCGAAGCTCCAGGACGCCGCGCTCACGCTGGCCAACGCATCCACTGGCACCACGGCGTTCTATGTCGCGCAGAAGGCGTACAAGGACGCGCAGCTGGCCTATGTCGCTGCCGTGCAGGCACAGCAGAAGGATGCGTTCCTGCTGGCCGGCGATGCCACCAACCCGGTGACGCAGGCCCAGGCAGCGCTTCAGCAAGCCAGGAGCAAGCTGGCCACCGATCAGGCGAATGGTACTGGGAACCTCGCTGCCGATCAGGTCGCGGTGAATGCGGCATCCGCTGCGGCACAGAAGTCTTCACTGGACCAGCAGCTCGCGGACCAGAAAACGCAATACGACTTGCGGCGCGAGTCTGGCTCGCAATACTTGACCTACCTCCAGGGTCAGGACGCAACTCTCAAGGCACAGCTCGGCACGCTCAAGTCAACTGACCAGGGTTACCGGCAGACCCTGGATGAGTACAACGCCGTCAATGCTGCGATCTTGGCGCTGAACAATCAGCTCCAGGGTCAGTTCAACCTGGGTGCGATCAAGGTGCCTTCGGTCTACGAGGTCCGGCGTGCGGTCGCGGCCGGCAACAACAGCAGCTCCCAGTCGTCGGTCCAGTACGTCAACTTCAACATCAACGGGGCAGATACCCGCCAGGTGAAGCTGGTTATCGAGCAGACCCTCGGTGTGCAGGCCACTGGCCGCACGGGTGTGTCGACACGGAAGGTTGCAGCCTGATGGCTACCTCGATCGTGCAGCGGTGGGCCTTCAGCGATCCGGCGCCGGGAGCCAACCCCAGCGCCTACACCCTGCCGCTCAACCCGGCGCAGATGTCCAGCCCGTTCCCTGGACCGTCCATCTTCACGGTGAAAACGACCGTTGCCGCCGATGGTCAGGCGATCATCTTCGAGGGGCAGACGCCGCCAATCGAGTGGTCGTTCAACGGCACCTGCTATCAGGCTGCCGATGCGACTGCATTGTTGGCCTGGCGCAGCAAGCGCTCGCGGACCTACATCACCGATCACCTGAATCGGAAGTGGATGGTGATCTGGTCTGACCTCCAGCTGATCCCGAAGGGTTCATTGCAGTACCCGGACAAGCAGACCTATGCCGCCAAGGTGCTCGTGCTTGGTGGTCCCTCGTGAGGGCGGTGCCGGCGAGTCTGTCGGCCGCATGGAACAGCGGGATCTTCGTTGGGCCGACCAAGGCAACATGTCGTATCACCATCGGTGACATGAATGTCCTGGAGGAGTGGGTCCCCAACAACGTCTTTCGTACCGGGGTCTTTGAGCAGGTGGGCTACTCCCCGATCGAGCTGACGAACATCAAGCAGTTCGACTGGAACCGCAGCGTGGACGCCGGGGTAGCCGACTGCACGCTGACCCTCTACAACTCGATCCCGGTGGCGCCCGAGGCTTCTGTGCCTGGGCTCGGCCCGGACACTCCCGGTGCCTACACCTGGGTCTATGGCATCGGACCTAGCGGCTCACCGGGGCAGGTGCTTCGCAAGGAGACGCCGCTTGGACCGATCATGGCTCGAATCACGCCGAACCCATACGGTAGTAAGATCATCCCGGATCGGGTAATCCGCTCGTACCAGGGCTACGGCGCCGACTACACCAAGCCGCCCGAGAAGGACCCGCATCTGGTGTGCACCGGGACCTGGCTCATTGATGACGTGATTATCTCCTCGCGGACCGGGCTCATCACGATCAAGTGCCGGGACCTGGGTCGGCTGCTGCTCGACCAGATCGTGCTACCACCGATCGTGCCTGAGAACTGGTATCCCTTGCAGTTCAGCAAGTATTCGGACACGCCGGCCATCACCCAGCGGCTCTCCGGGGCGCGGACCGGATTTGCACATCCCTCCAGGTCGAGCGTCACGGTCTATCACCCGGACACGTCCCCCGAGGCCGGTCACTACCTGGCCGACGCCTTTGACCTGAACGCCGACACCTATTGGCTCTCGATCGGCAACCAGATGCCGAACGCCGACTACTCCTTCGAGTACGTCGAGGGCGTGTTCCCGGCTAGTGGGGTCAGCGGGCTGGTGTGCCACGTCGCGGGAGGTCCCTACACCGCCTACATCTCGGTGTTCGCTAACGGTAGTTGGCAGGGCTCCAACACGGTTCCGTACAACCGGAATGCTCCGCAGGCATTTCAGCCTGGTGGTAATGGATCGGACATCCCCTACATCATGTCTGTGGGAATCTCAGCTGACGAGCAGGCGATCATCAACTTTCCGCTCGTTGCCAATGCCACCAAGGTGCGGATCACCTTCACGAACCTGTGGAACTCGGGTGTTGGGCCGTACGTCTATCGCGCCGCTGTGCGCACCTTCGAGGTCCTGTCGGACTCCTCTGCGTCGGGAGCAACGGACGTTGTCGTCCAGCCGGCGCAGCACCTGGGCAACTACGGGGACTACACCGACATCATCAAGTTGTTCTGCGCCTGGGGTGGTTTCTACTGGCCGCTGCAAGCACGGGTGCAGCTCTCGGACGGCACGGTGGTCAGTACGCCGGCGCCAGGGCTCGATCCAGTGGTCGGCGTAGGCCAGGTGTGGGGTGACTTCGAGAGCGCCGGCACGGCCGGGATCGTGCCGCTCACAGTGGACATCTTCG